CGCCAATCTTCGCGCGGACGCAGCTGCCGCAGCCGTATCCCATGCTGCCGCGCCCGATCCGGCCGACCCGGACGAGGAAGACGAGGACGACGAGGACGAAAACGACTCGAAGGCCGTCGCCGCGCGCGCTGTGCAGCACCAGAAAGACATGAAGGCCAAGGGCGTCAAGGTTTCGACGGCCGAGGCGGTCGCACACGTAACCAAGCAGATTAAGGAGGCCCGTCATGGCTAATCCCGGACAGATCAAGACCTACGACGCGAGCGGCGCAATCCCCGCCTACTCCGTCGTTAAGTTTACGGCGACCGACTTTCAGGTGACGCTGGGTGCCGCTGTCAGCGACAAGCTGTGCGGCATCACCACCGAAGTCGCCGCTGTCGATGGCGAGCGTTGCGATGTCATCCACGACGGTATTGCCTATGCGTCGTGCGGCGGCACCGTGGCGGCTGGCGATCCGCTTACCGTGAACGCAACCGGCCAGGTAGTGACTGCTGCTCCTGCTGCTGGCACCAACAACAACTGCATCGGCCGTGCTCGTCAGAGCGGCGTGTCGGGCGACGTGATCGAGGTGATCGTCGATTTCTTCGTCTACCAGGGCTAATCGGCGAACAACTTCTGAGGAGAACTGAAAAATGGCTCAGGCACCTTTTGTAATTCAGCCGCAGCTCACCGCGATCACGCTTGCGTATCGCAATGAGCGCTTTGTGGCCGACGACGTGCTCCCGCGCGTCCCGGTCGAAAGCTCGCTGTTCAAGTGGTCGCAGTATGCGAAGGGCGATGTCTTCACCGTTCCCGATACCCGCGTGGGTCGCAAGGGCGATGTGAACGAGATCGACTGGTCTGCCACCGAGCAGACTTCCAGCACCAAGGACTACGGTCTGGAAGAGGCGATCCCGTTCAGCGACGTGCTCAACGCTGGCGCTGCACAGCGCACACAGGGCGTCATGCCGATTGATCCGCAGGCTCGCTCCACCGAGCAGCTGACGGACCTGATCGCGCTTGACCGCGAACTGCGCGTGGCGAATCTGGTGAACAACCCGAACAGCTACGCCACTGCGAACAAGACCACCCTGTCCGGCACCGGCCAGTGGTCCGACTACACCAACAGCGATCCGGTGTCGGCAATTCTCACCACCATGGACAGCATGCTTGTTCGTCCGAACAAGATGGTGATGGGTCGCGCCGTGTACACCAAGCTCCGCATGCACCCGAAGGTGGTGGCTGCGGTGTTCTCGATGGGCGGCAACGCCTCGGCTGGCGGTGTGGTTTCGCGCCAGGCCATCGCTGACCTGCTCGAACTTGACGATCTGATCGTCGGCGAGGGTTGGTACAACACCGCGAAAAAGGGTCAGGCTCCGACCCTGGCTCGCGTGTGGGGCAAGAACGCCGTGATGTTCTACGAGACGCCCGTGCTGGCTTCTCCGACTGGCACCATGACGTTCGGCTACACCGCGCAGTTCGGCGAGCGCATTGCCGGCGTGATCGAAAACGACCCTGACATCGGCCTGCGCGGTGGTACTCGCGTGCGCGTCGGTGAAAGTGTTCAGGAGGTGATCGCTGCCAATGACATCGGCTATCTGTTCCAAAACGCGGTCGCGTAAAGGAGGCACGATGCAGTACGTGGCGAACTGGCTCATCTCGGGCCACAAGGGCAAGGACTTCCAGGCGGGCGACGAGGTTTCGTTGCCCGAGGACGAAGCCGCGCCGCTGCTGGCTTGTGGCGCGTTGAGCGTCAAGGGCGAGCAGGCCGCAGCCGCAAGCGAAAGCGAACCGGCGCCGGCTGGCGATCAGCAGTAACTACCATGGCGGCCGGCTTCGGCCGGCCGCCTTTCTCTGGAACAGGATCATGACCAAAAAGCAATTTCGCGAATGCCTCGAAGTTCTGCGCGGCGCTGTCAAGGGCAAGTCCTTTGACCAGGCGCCCGAGCTGTTCAAGGACATCGAAAGCCTGAAGGCGAAGATGCGCGCGGTCTATCCGAACGTTTTGCTCGCATGACGACCTTCTACGCAGATTCCGATATTCCCGCGATGCTCGCCGACTTCGGCGTTGCCGTCGTGCTCGATGGAATCACTGCGAAAGGTGTCGTGGATTACGTGGATGGCGTGACGCTGAAGGAAAACGGCATCGGCGGCGTCATCAACAAGGCGATCACCGTCATGCTTCAGACCAGCAACTTTCCTAGCCTGTCCGCGAACAATGCGGTCGGCGAATCAATCACTGTCGATGGCGTGAGCTATACGGTGCGCCTGCGCGAGCAGACCACCGACGGCGCCATCACTCACCTGCTTTGCACGAACTGATATGGCGACGATCCGCGAACAGATCATCGAGGCAGCGGTGGCCGCAGTGAATAGCGGCGCGCCGGCTGGCGTGCCTGCATGCGTTCGAACAGTCATGCAGCCGGCCGAGCAGGCGCAGCTGCCAACTATCACCGTATTTCCGGTTCGCGAGGAAGTCGATCCTGCCAAGGCTGGCCGCTGGGGTCCGATCATCGTGCGCACGCTATATCTGCGCTTCGTGATCTACGCCACCGGCGACCCTGCTGATGGCGCGCTCGATCCGATTGTCGAGTGGGTCGCCAAGGCAATCGGCGGCTCGCAGCTCGGCGGCCTGGCGCAAGACGCAGTCGAACACGAACTTACTTGGCAGTACGACGAAGGCAATTTCGCCGTCGCCGCTGTCGCGATGGACTTCCGCATCGAGTACCAGACGTTGCGGAATGATGCAGCACTGACGCAGTAACGGCAGAGCGGTAAGCGAAGCCAATTTCTCAACCTTGGAGGATTTCTAAATGCCTACGGCACCTCTCGCAACCGCTCCGAACGGCGCAAACGTACTGCTCGGGCGCGGCAAAATCTACGGCGACCGCCTTTCGCTCGTGAACGGCGTGTACGTCAAGACCGGTGAATTCGATCTCGGCAACTGCACCGCCTTCTCTGTTTCGCCGAAGGCGACGGTGAAGGAGAAATACGAGTCGATGGACCCGGCCTCGTCTCTGTACTCGCGCGCAGTGACGCAGCAGACGCACAGCATCAAGATCACCGGCGACGAGTATTCGCTGTTCAACCTGGCGAATGCTGTCATGGGTTCGCAGGGCGCCATCAACGTCACCGGCGCAACCGTCAGCGGCACGCCTGGCGAAACCGTGACCACCAACCCGCAGGGCGGCGCGTGGTACTCGCTGCAGTTCCGCAACGTCAGCGCCGTGACGCTGAAGCTCGGCGCTGCAACGCTGGTCCTCGGCACCGACTACCTGCTGGACGCCGCGCGCGGTCGCGTCTACATCATCCCCGGTGGCGCTGGCGCTGCTACGGGCACGCTGACGGCCGGCTACACGTATGCCAGTTACAACTTCAACACCGTGCAGGGCGGCAACCTTGCCAGCGTTGATATGTATCTGCGCTTCATCGGCAATCCGGTGAAGGGTCCGACGTTCGAGCTGGAAGCCTGGCATGTGCAGTTCACGCCGTCTGGCGACCTTGGTTTCATCGCTGACGACTTCGGCAACTGGACGATTGAAGGCATGTGCATCGCTGATGCGATCAATCATCCGACCGAACCGCTCTATCGTCTGATCCAGACGGCCTAAGTTAGTGGGTGGGCGCGCCGCGTGGGCGGCGCTTCGAGGCCGTGGTGCGCAAGTGCCCGGCCTCATTTTTTAAGGGAGCATCGCAGTGGAAATCACCATCGAAGGCAAGCGATTCGAGCCGGTACGCAACGGCACGTTCGCTCACGACATCTGGCTCACCAAAAAGATTCGCGAGGCTGGCCTGGCCGGACTCACCATCGGCGACGAAGAAACGCAAGACCAGTTCATCGAGCGCATCGCAAAGTCGGCCTATGAGTCTGGCGTGGCGCTGCAGCTTCTCGGCGGCCTGTTCATGCCTACCGGCGTCGAATCGCGCTCGTGGACGCCAGAGCTTGCGGAGCAGACGGCCGAGTTCTTCGGCAACGTCACCGATCCGCAATCGAAGCAAGCACTGCGCATGCAGATCGCATCGGCGCTGTTCTATTTTTTCGCGAGCGCGCTCGCCTCTTCGAAGACTTCCCCGAAATCTGGTCAGGAGAAGAAGGAAGCGGACGAGCGCCCCGAGATCGCGGATGTATCCACTTCGGAGATTGGGGCTACCTGATCCGCGAGCTGGCCGAATACGACATCGACCGCGCAGAAGTGATATTGCACTGGCCGATTCGCGAAGGACTGCTGCGTTACGTGCATCTGCTACGCGAGCGCGCGCGATGGGACTACTACGTTTCGTTGCTCGCCTGGGCGCCGCAAGCACCGTACATCAAGGGCGAAGCAGGCCCTCCGAAGCCGCCTAAGATTTTGAGGAATAGCTGATGGCTGATGACGTTCGAGTTCGCCTAACCGCCGAAGGCGTGCAGGAAGTCGTGGATGCGATGAAGCGCATCCGCGACGAAGCCAAGCAGACCGGCGAAGAAGGCGGCAAAGCATTCGAGGGCTTCAAGGAGGCCATCTCCGAGATCGGCAAGGAGCTGCTGGGCTTTGTTGCGCTCGAAAAAGTGATCGAGGGCACGAAAGAGCTGTTCAAGGAAGTGGAAGACGGCGCCATCGCGCTCGACAAGCTGACGCGGACGACTGGCCTGAGCACGGATGCGTTGCAGGCCATGGGCGCAGCGGCGAAGGAGACGAATGTCGATCAGGAGTCGCTTAACAAGGGACTCGAAATCTTCACGCGAAACGTCGGCCTCGCAGAGAACGGGAGCAGGAAGGCATCGCAGGGCTTCAGTGAGCTTGGCATCCGCGTTGCCGACCTGAAGAATCTTTCGCCGGACCAGCAGTTCCAGCTGATAGCTCAAAAGCTGTCTGACGTTGACGACAAGAGCCGTCGCGCAGCCATCGGATCGCAGCTGTTCGGCAAGTCGTTCCTTGAAATCGAGCCCGCCATCGAGGAGGTCAGCGAGCAGGGCTTCGGTAAGTTCCTCGACAAGCTGAAGGAGCTTGGCGTCTATCTCGATCAGGACACCATCCGGCAGATGCGCGCAGCAGACGACGCTGCCAAGGAAATCGGCGAGGAGTTGAAGGGCCTTGCGACACAGTTCCTTGTTGGCCTGATGCCGGCCGCGACGAAGGCCATGGAAGAGATCGTCAAGGACACCGAGGGCGATGGCGTGAACGCCTTCAAGACCCTCGGCGAATGGGTCGGCAAGGTGGTCGAACTGATCGTTACCGGCTTCCGCATCGCCGGTGC